GGCTAACCTTGACGACCTGCTAACACAGAGACCGGGCGGTGTAGTTAGAGTTAAATCTCCAAATGCAGTTACTCCCTTAGCCACGCCTTCTTTGGAGCCTTATTCATTCCAGATGTTAGAATATTTAGATGGAGTTAGGGAATCTAGGGCTGGTGTGTCAAGAATGTCTCAAGGCTTAAATGAAAATGCTTTAACATCTCATACCACAGCTACGGCTGTTAATGCTGTTATGGGCGCGGCTCAAAGTAGAGTAGAATTGATTGCCAGGAATTTTGCAGAAACTGGCGTTAAAGAGTTAATGAATAGAATATATGAATTGTTAATCAAAAATCAAGATAAAGAAAGGGTAGTGATGTTACGGAATGAATGGATTCCTATCAGACCTACCGCTTGGGATGATAAGTTTGATTGCACTGTTAGTGTGGCTTTAGGAACAGGAAGCAAAGATCAACAGATGATGCATTTATCACAAATGCTATCATTTGCAGGAGAAGCAATGAAGGGTGGCTTACCAATAGTCAGTCTTCAAAATATGTACAATCTTGGAGCATCACTTGTTAAAGCTATGGGCTTTCAAAATGTTGATGATTTCTTAACTAATCCTGCTAATTTGCCACCACCACAGCCGCCACAACCTACACCTGAAGAGCAAGCGTCAATGATGGAGGCTCAAGCAAAACAAAAAGAGCTTGAA